ATCGCCGCTGGTGCCTGCCGTGCTGTAATTGCCGCTGGAACCTGCCGTGCTGTAACGTCCGCTCGAAAAAGGTCCTTTGCCCTTCACCCGATTAAAAACGGCATTCACCGTAGCTTTTACCAGCCCTGCAAAATTCACCTCACCTTTTACTGTCAGCTCAGTGCAGGCCAGTTTACTGTCCTCTCTGCTTTTATCCACGTTCCCGCCGCACTCGACCTCAAAAAAGCGCGGGCTATCCCTCAGCGGGTAGTAGTGCAGCACATCCAGCGGGTTCTCGCAAGCGTGCATACCAGCGTGGCAGCAGTCGGCCTTGTCCTCATGGTAGGTCTTGCCCACCTCGTACTGCTTGCCACGGCACTGCATATTTTTGTCCATGGCCTTATATGCGATGATCTTTTCACTCATGCTAATAACCTTCCTTATTGGTGTGTTTCTTCTGTGCAGGCATGGTCAGCGCCTCACTTCTTAGAGCTGTCAAATCTGCCAATGAGCCAGAGCGCAATCCACGCCGCCGTTCCGGCGGCCCAGGTGAACGTCCAGTGCATCAATGCGCAGATGGCCCACACGGCGGCGCAGGTAACGCCCCACGAGATGCCCAGAAGGGCGGCAAACGCGATAATGATCGCCAGTGCTTCACCCATTGTCACGCGCCTCCTTTGCGGCGCGCGCAGTTGCCTGTTTCGCTGATTCCGCGCACCACTTGCCAGCCGGGGCGGTTTTGCGGGGGTCTGCCGGGGCTTCGTCCTCTTCCAGTAGCTGCTTCAAATCCTCCTGCATCCAGTGGTAAATGCTGGCCTTCTCCGAAGCGTTTTCCTCTTCTTTGGTAGGCATCTTGCCGAGCATAGTGCGAAATGCACCTCCAGCGACATTAACCATAGCCTGCTGCTCCAACTCGTTGTACTTGCCGATGAGCTTGCAAATTTTATCTCGCATCGTAAATTTCATAAAGATTCTCCTTGCATCAATGACACATAAGAATGTTGGACGAATGAACCAGATAGGTCACACCGTCAATCACAACCTGAAGCTGGTCGCCTTCATAGTCGCACCAGCTTTCGATATTGCCCTCGACAATCGTTCCGTCGGGCATTTTCAGCTGCGCCCAGTTGTATTCATAAGTCAAATCGATGACCTGCTTATTGCATCCGGCCATCAGCAAAGCGCTTGCCAATACGGACGCTACGCCAATAATAGCTTTTTTCATGCTTGCTCCTCCTTTATCGTCCATGCGGTTCAGCGTCATGTTACGCACCCCTTTCAAACAGGCTGGTTTGTGCATCATCGGGCTTGCTAGCCACAATCTTTGCCCTGTCCATGTCCAGCCGGACACCATAGCGGATGCACATCTTGCACAATACGGACTGCAAAATGCTGATAAGCTGGTTTCGGTCGCCTGCGCGGTCGATTACTTCAAGGTTAGAGAACTTTCGCTTCGGAAATTCCTTTTCCAGATTCATCTTGCGTCTCTTCATGTCCTTGTGGAATTCGGACTTCATCATGCTGTAGATTTCGTTCCAGACTTCCTCGTAAACGGGGCCAGAGCCCTTCATCTCGCCGCCGGTCTTTTTGCGGACGATACTGCTCACAACGGCCGTTGCATTCTCCCGCCAGTTGCCCGGGTTCATGGTAAAGGCCTGTCGGTTCAGTTCGTTTTGCTCTTCCAACTTCTCAATGGCGGCGCTCTGGGCGTCCACATTGACCTGCAAGCGGTTCATTGCGTCCTGCTGCTCGTTCAGGCTCTTCACTAAAAGGTTGAGCGCCTGTAAGCTGCTGCCTGCCTGAATCTGCGGCGAACTAAAGGATTTTTCCAGTTCAATGAGCTTCTGGCGGATAGCCATGCCCTGTGGAGTCCGCTGGATCATCGCAATGTGCTTGGCCATGTCCAAGGTCAGAGCGTGCTCAATGGAACGTCCGCCGTTTTCTAAAATTTTAGAAAACGGCGAATAGTCCACGTTCTCCTCAAATCCACAGGCGACAATATTCTTGAACCAGTCGGCATATTTGGATTTGACACCCAGCTTCTCGTGAAGCTCGCGCCCCATGACGACCCTGTTGCCCTCATCGGTGGTGTACACGGGAATGATGTCCTTGCTGAAAATCTGCAAATTGTTCATACGTTCTTCCCTCCTATCACGCCACCCCGTCCTGCTGGTTCTGGCGGTCGTTCTTGCGCACCGCGGCCATGCCCATTCCCATCCAGAGCAAGGTCTGCTTGTCGCGCGGATCCAGCGAGTCAAACAGCTCGTTGACCAGGGCGTCCGCAGCGTGGGCCCCGTCAATGGGAATGCTGTACCGCTCTGCAGCCAGATCGGTGCGGTTCTTCTTTGCCTTTGCCATAAAATCAACTCCTTCTGTGGTTGGCACCCACGACCTTGCCCGGCTGGCTGCCGGGTGGTTTCGACCCTTGCCACAGGGTCATCATCAGGCGGGTCAATAGATTTCCCTTTCAAGCCTTAAACTCCGGGCACACAGTGCCACGGAAATTGGTGAGGCGGATAGCGTGCTTCAGCTCCTTCTCGCTCATGTAAGCGGTCTGGAGCTGGCAGACGAACTTGATTGCCCACCACAGGCCCTGCACCGTCTGGCGGTCAAGCACCGCACGGCGCTCGGTGTCGGTCTGGGCGGCGTTGTACCGCTTGAGGGTGTTATTGCAATCTGCGACGAAGTTTTCCGGGATGTTAATAGAAAGTGCATTCATGTTTTGTCCTCCTGTTTGCTTGTGCTTCTTAGCTTGGCTATATTATAGCATAGCCGGGCTATCATGTCAACACTTTTTTCTTCGCTCAGCTAATTTTTTCTATTGACACGGCTTTGTGCTTGCTGTATAATAAAGGTGCAAGGAGGCGTCGCCAATGAACACTCGAATCGAGCAAATCATTGCAGCGCTTAATATCAAGAAGGTTGACTTTGCCAACCGTCTTGGTGTTTCTCAGCCCTTCGTTTCTGAGCTTTGTTCAGGCCGGAAGGCTCCCAGCGACAGAACAATTTCCGACATCTGCCGCGAGTTTAACGTCAATGAGACGTGGCTGCGCACGGGTGAAGGGGAGATGTTCAACCAGATCACCCAATCGGAAAAGCTCGCAGCGTTCCTCGCCGACATTACGGCGGATGAGGGAGACGACTTCAAGCGTCGGTTTGTGGAGATGCTGGCAGAGCTGGAGCCCGAGGACTGGAAGCTTTTGGAGCGGATGGCTGAAAAGCTGCAAAAAAAAGAGGGAAACCCGTAAGGGTTCCCCTTCTTTTGCTACCTTGATTTATTTTATCAGCCTGCTGGCGTACACCCAGATCAGGCGCAGCTTGCGCGGATCTGCCTTCTCTAGCAGTTTGGTGATTGCGTCAATGTAGCCTTGTCGGTCTGTAGTGTTCATTCTGATGCCTCCTGTGTAATGTAAAATCAAAAGATGAGGTATAAACATGGCAAATATCTGTCCCGTCTGCGGTGGCAAGTTGGGTCTGCTGAACCGCGAGAAGAGCGCGGACGGCCTGATCTGTGCCGGGTGCAGTAACTTTTTCTTTTCAAAATTGGGCATCCGGGCAGCAAAGCAACCGACAGCTGCACTTGCGGAATACTGGATTACGCTGGAAAACCGCCGAAAGACGTTCAAAGAAACCGATTCCATCTATGATAGTGACGCGCTCTTTGTGTCCATCGACAAACCCAACCGGCTGTTTTGCATTGGACACCGCAGCGGCGATAAAGGCCCTCGCATGATCTACAGTTTTGATGAAGTCGCTGGGTATGATTCTGATACTCCTGACGATCTGACGGTGACAGAGACAAAGGGTGGTATTGGACGTGCCGTGATCGGTGCAGCCGTTGCCGGGCCTGTGGGTGCGATCGTGGGCGCTACCACCGCTAAAACAGAGACCCGCAAGGGTCGCAGTAAAGAGAGCGTGTCTATCCACTTTGCGCTTCCACTAGGCGAAAGCAACTTGCCGACAACGGTTTATCCCGGCGGAATGACTGCGTTTCTCAAGAGTTGCAAAGGCTCTCCAGAACAGCCGCAGGGCACTGCTCCGGCTGCCCCCTGCTCCGCCGATGAACTTTTGAAGTTTAAGCAGCTACTGGATATGGGGGCCATCACGGAAGCGGAGTACAACGCAAAGAAATCTCAGTTGCTTGGCCTGTAAACCTGTTCACAACCATATTATAAAACCGCTGGTTGTTGACGTCAATCCCCATTCGAGCATTGTTTTCGGTGGAAAAATCCACAAAAAAATGCGTATTTGCACGATACGCGCGACATGCACGAGCAATGTGCAAAATATGCGCGTTGTTATTCGCGGTTGCAAGGTTGTTGCAAATTTTGCAACAGGTCAGCAGCCAGCGCCCCGCCGGGCGTACCGGCTGCGTTACGCAGGGCTTGCACCTCCGGCAGGGCCTTATCTAGAATGTAAGCACGAGCAAGGCGCTGCTGCTCTGGGGTCATATCCAAATAGCAGGCCAGCAGGGCACGGGCATGGGTGCGAAAGTGTGACAGCTTTTTCATAACTCATTCCTCCCAGGGTGCAGGGGTGTGGTCGGTGCCGGTCAGGATACTGGCGGGCATTCCGTCGATGATGGTCATTTCAGCTTCTTTGACGTTTCTTTGCTCAAAATCCATTTTGTTTTCTCCTTTCTTTTGTGCACATCTACGATTTATAATCCAGATTTTACCATGCGCCGTTGGAAAACAAAATACGGATAAAATTTGTCGAATGGCGCAGACTTTTTCTGCGCCATTTTTTGTTAAAAACACACTGGTTTTATGGGGGTGAAAGTATGAGTTATTTTACGGCGAGCCAAATCGGAAAGGCACTTGCAAAAACGCGGGTGTCTGCTGGCCTGAGCCAAGCGGAGATCGCAAGGCGCATCGAAAAAGGAGAGCGCACCGTGCAGAGCTGGGAAAAAGGATGCACCAGCCCGGACAGTGACGAGATCATGGACTGGTGCACGGCGTGTGGGGTGTCGCCCATCACGGTGTTCATGGAGATGACTCACCCGGATCTGTACAAAGTGCCGGATAACGGCAAGGCAGACGATGAGTTAAACACGGAGCTGCGCCGTCTCGTGGTAAGCCTGCCACCACTGACGAAAAAGCTGCTTCTCTTCATACTGAAGGGCAGTCACGGAAGCAGCCCGCCCGCGGTGATCTCCGAGGTGGCAGCGAACTTGCACTGTCCGCTCAATAACCGGGTCAGTGTATGCGGAACAATCATCGACCAATACAACTTTGCCCAGAGCATGGGCCTAGATCCATGCCCGGACGCTCCGCAACCTCCCATTGACGACCTGAAGATCAACTACAAGGCCGGAAGGACCGCTGCTGAAAATGGTGCCTTCGGATATATCGGGCAGAAAAAGGAGTAAGCCATGAAATGCGTGAGACCATGCTGCCGGAAGGAGATCCCGGATGGTGCTTCTTTTTGTCCGTGGTGCGGGAAGAAGCAGCCGGAAGCCTCCCCGCAGCAAAGAAAAAAGCGCCGCCGTCCAAAGGGCAGCGGCAGCGTGTATAAACTGAGCGGGACGCGGGCAAAACCGTATGTGGCGCTTACGGCCCAAAGGGACGTTCTGGGGACGTTTGAAACGGCAGGCGAAGCAGTACAAGCACTGGACGCTTACAACGCCCAGAACACCCCCGCAGCGCGTCTAAAGTGCACTTTTGCGGATGCCTACGCCCAATGGAAAGCGCAGCCCAAATTTGACAAGCTCAGCACTGACATGAAAAAGGGTTATGAGCTGGCCTATGCAAAGGCTACGCCGCTGTACGACCGACAATTGCGGGACTTGAAAGCTGCAGATTATCAACAGGTCATTGACGCAATGGTGGAAAAGGGCCTCTCCCGCAGCTCCTGCGAAAAGCAGCGCACGCTTTTCAGCCAGATCTGCGAGTGGGCAATGGCTCAGGACATCATAAACAAAAACTATGCTATGCTCTTGCAGCTCCCAGCGGCTACAGGCAAGGAAGAACGCACCCTGACCGCCCAAGAGATCGAGCAGATCAGCAGCCGACAGAATGACCCGAAGTTTGGGCAGACGGCGCAAATCGCAATGGTGCTTCTTTATACCGGTATGCGCATTGACGAGCTGCTTTCCATGCGCTGCGAGGACGTGCACCTGAAAGAGCGGTACATGCAGGGCGGTGAAAAGACCGAGATGGGCAAAAACCGCATTATCCCCATCCTTGAGCCCATTTACAAGATCATTGCCTTTTGGAGGCTGGACAGCGGGTGTGAATGGCTGATTCCATCCAAGGCCTGCACAAAGCTGGATAAGCGCAACGTGGCTACAAAGTTCCGGGCGTTGATGCAGGAATGCCATATAGAGGGTGTGCATCCACACACGCTGCGCCACACGGCCAGTAGTAAGATGGTGGAGTGCGGCCTGGAAAAGACCGCCGTGCAGGCCATCTTGGGCCACAAAAATTTCTCCACCACGGCAAACAAGTACGTGTCCCACAACGATCCAGCCTATTTGTTGCAGGAAATGCAGAAGATGAAGTACTGATTTGTTAGATTGTTCGTTAGATTATTACATTCATTCAGGAGATTTTAAGGTATTTTAAGCAAAAAGAAAAACGCACGAACGATTTATTTTCATCGTTCGTGCGTTTATTTTTGGAGCTGGTGACAGGAGTTGAACCCGCAACCCACTGATTACAAATCAAGTTTATTTGACGTATTAATGTAAATAATTATTTATTTGTTGGCTTATTGTTAGACTATGTGCCTCGTGCCCAAACGCTAAAGCTTATGTAAAAATAGCACATTTTATGTCTTTTTACAAGTCGCTTATCTTCCGCATGACCAGCTCATACTCTTTCGGATATGCAAGCTTTATTGCGTTCATGTGCTCGTCAAGAACCTGCATCAGACCGCCGAAAGGAACAGAGCTGGCAGCCGCCACAAAGTCGCTTTGTGGTTCCGCTGCTGTGGAGTACGCCGCCCGGTAATCCGTGGGCGACAATGCCTGGGTCTGCGTTTCAGGTGCGTGCGCTTCTTCCAGCTCGTCCCGCACAGTGCAGAGGGCGGCAAGTTTGTTGACACTCTGCCAGCTGGTTTCCTCGCACTTGAGCTTGCGGATGTGCTCATTGATCTCGTCAATGTCCATGCCTGCCGCCCTCCTCCCTTATGCGTTGCGCAAGATGTCAGCGGCCCGCTTGTAGGCGTCACGCTCTGCACCGGTGGCTTCCTGCATCATGTCCTCGATGTCGGAGATCATGCGCTCACGGCCATCCGTGCGGGAGTAGTGCCCGCGCACATAGTGACGGCCGCGGTTGGCATAGCTGTTGCCCCGGTTGTAACCGTTTCCGGCATCGTGGCCGAAAGTCCCGCGCATGTCAGCTTCCCACTCGCCCGCACGGCTATACTCGCCGCCCTCGCAGTAATCCTCGATGCGGTGGATGTCCAGAATGATGTCCACGATCTCGCCGATCATTTCGATATCGCCAGGGGACCGGTTCTTTTTGTCAGTCAGCTCCATGAGCTCGTCGCACATCTCATCCTTCAGGTGATCCAATTTATCCAGCATGACTTTATCTCCTTTCTTATGCTACCCGCTCAACGATCAGATTGCTGTTTGCAATGCTGACTGCCTGCGTACTGGTGTTTTTAACCGCCACGGTCACGCAGCAGCCACGCGGTACCTCGATGAAAGCAGCCACGAAAACGTTGAAGTAATTTTCGACTGCCGCCGGGGTGACAATGGCGGTCGCACTGGTCAGCGACTCACCGCCTACAGCCAGCGCCACGGAAATGGGTCCCACGGTGCCGCCGGTGGGAATGGCGATATTGCCGCCAAAGCTTACTTTGAAACGGGCCCGGCACTGCCCGCTGGTCAGACCGCGCAAGGTCACAAGGCCGCTTCCCTCACGGTGCACGATACAAGCAGGGGCCTTTACTGCGGTCTCGGTCAGGGGAAGGTTTTCACCCGCCGCCACGCTGACGATGTTGGAGTTGCTAAATTCAGCCATTTTATCGGCTCCTTTCATAGAAAAAACGCCGGGACTACTGCCCCGGCGCTCTGGTTTGCAAAATCAGCTCAGGGGCTGAACAGACTACAATTTGCAGTCAGTTGCCGTTATTCGGTTAGGCGCAACCGTTGCAGCCGCAACCGTTGCCGCAGTTACCGTACTGGTAGGGTGCGGGTACCTGGAATGCGGGCACGGGGCGCGGATTGTAGTAGGCCAGCTGACCGCTCATGTAGGCCTTGAGCGTTTCGTTCTGGGCTGCCTGAGATGCCGCAAGCTGTGCTGCGAACAGCTGCTGGCCCTGCTCAGCGATCTTTGCGTCCTTTGCCTCGATGCGCTGTGCGGTCAGGGCGTCAAGGATGGCGCGGGCGTTCTGGTTCTGGTTGTCGATGATGTCCCGGGTGGTGTTCTGCACCGTGTTCCGGGTCTCGCAGGACTGGGTGGCCAAATTGTAGTTGACGCCCTGAATGGCAGAGCGGTTCTCGCAGCAGCACTCCTGCTGCTGCATCTGCATGGCAAACAGCTGCTGCATGAACGCCGCCTGCTGGTTTGCGCGGCTGATCTCTGCGGACATAAAGCCGTTGTTCACGGTCTGCTGCACGCCGTTGACAAGCTGAGCCTGCTGGTAGAAGCCATCACACATGCCGTTGTTGATACCATCCATCTTGCGCTCGATGTTGGCAAAATCGGAGGTCAGGACGTAGCCGTCAACGACACCGGCACCGGTGTTGCCATTGCCGCCCCAGTTGCCGCCCCAGCCGCCGCAGAAGGCGAACAGGAACAGGATGATGATCCACCATGCGCCATCATTGCCAAAGCCAAAGCCGTTGCCGCCGTTGGTGTTTGCGGGCTGAACAGGCATGGTCAGAACCGCAGAATCGGAAGAAAGAGACATTTTTGTACTCCTTTCGTGTGTTTTGAATGATTTTTATGCTTGAACCGTGGCCACGGTTACGGCTTAATGGAGGAACTGCTGAAACTGCTGCGCCATCGCCTGCAGCTGGTTCAGCTGGTTTTGTGACATTTTGCCGGATTGCAGCAGCTTTTGCACCTCTGCTTTCGGGTCGCCTTGAAAGTTTGCACGGAACTGCTGGAACTGCTGCATCATCTGCCCGAACTGACCCATAGGGTTTGGCATGGCGGGCATACCGCCGCTCAGAACGTTAAAAAGAGGGTTTGCCATAATTACTTGACCTCCGTTTCAGGCTTTGCGGGCTCTTGCTTTTCCAGCGCCGCACAGCGGGCTGCCAGAGCGTCAAACTCTGCTCGGGTGACAAATTCCCCGCCAGGCTGCTGCGCCGTCTGAGGGGGCATTTTTGTCGCCGTGGTGCGTTCCTTGTAGTCAAAGACGCGGAGAGGCAGCGGCATCCCGCTGGTGTCAGTGCTCTTGATGTAAAAAGCGCTGTTTTCGCTGTCCATCAGCAGTACGCTGTTGCCTGCGGCGACCATATAGGCTTTTGCGCCCTCTTCTCCCTGCACCCAGATGATGGATGGCGTAGCCTGTGCTGTCTGTGCTGCCGGCTGCTGCATCATGGGAGACTGATAGCCCACTCCCTGCCTGAGTTGAGTGAGGTTGTCTGGCATTGGCTGGCCGTAGTATGTCGGCATCTGATACGCATACGGATTGTAAGGCATCGTTTACTCCTCCTTATACCAGTAGTAGATCGGGCATTCTGCGCCGCTGTCCCAACTGTCCCACCACGCACCGTCGATCACGGTCAGAACGTGGCCGGAGCAGCCAAGCACGTACACGCCACGCGGGTACTCCCGGGCAAAATCTGCCACGGTATAACAGGTGGTGCAGTCTGCTTCCACCATGCGGCGCTTGTAACCCTGCTTTTGAAGGTACGCGCCCCATGTGCGGTTGGCGCTGGGCATATCGCCGAGGGCGTAGCCGGTGAGCGCCAGCGCAATATACGCTTGCTCCCAGCTCTGACCGGTGGCCGAAGCTACCGCCCGCACTACGCAGTCCCCGACGCTGCTTCCGTGCGGGTTTGGGTTAAACCTGTGCCACATGGCACCCCCTCCCTTTGCGCCCAGTGTACTTTTTTAAACCGCCGGGAGAGACAATGAAGGTACAATGAAGGACAAAAATTCTTGCTTAAAACTTGCTTAAAGCTTGATTAAAGCTTGATTATTTTAAACAAAAAGAAAAGCGCCCACACAGCATAGGGCTGTATGAGCGCTCAAGCATTTGCACGCAGGGCGTATAAAATTTTCAAAAAGCCTTGACAATTGCACGCAATGCGTGTATGATGAAGACAGTGAAAGACCCCGAACAAACACATGGAGGTAACAATTATGAAAAAGCTTACTGCTGACGAGTTCGCAACTAAGGTTATGGCCACCGGTACCGAAATTGAGTGCGACAACGGCGTTTGGATGATTTACGCGCACCTTACCGATGATGGCGACGTCAAGACCTCTCATCTGGACGCTCGCGACCTGATGGTCACTACCAGCATCGAACTCTCCGATGAAGAGGGTGAGGCACTCATGAACGGCAATCTGGACGACGTTGAGAGACAGGCCATCGTGGAAGACCTTTACCCGAAGTATCTTGAAGCTCTGGAAGATATGGAGTAAAGAAAAGTCCCCAGCCGATGCACAAACATTGACCGGGGAGATTTAAGAAGGAGAAAGGCAATGTACACAGCTGAACTTTTCAATATGGCAACCGACCCGGAAACATCCCGGGCAGCGTTCCTTAACAATGTCACCCTCAGCATCCCGGATGATGCCGACGGGTGCGTAGATCTGGACGCCGAGAAGGCAAGGCTGTCCACCATCTGGGATTTAGCTCATCTTCCAATGCGTGAGCTGGTGGCCCGCACCGGGCTGTCTCAGACCTCTTTCGCAAAGCAGGCGGGCGTCCCGCGGCGCACTGTGCAGGACTGGTGCGGTGAAAAGCGCACGTGCCCTACATACGTCAGATTCCTGTTGGCCGAGCACTTTGGACTGCTGTAAAACAAAAAATCCCCCACTTTGCCTACAGTGTACCCCGCGTGGAACGCAGGGTTTTGGCAAAGCAGGGGATTTTTTATGCCGCCGAAACGGCAAAGTCTAAAATCAAGAGCGGAACCGCCCACAGGCAATGCCGCTCTCTACAAAGGCTGTAGCCTTTCAAACATCCACCCTAATGTGCTTCTTCGAGAGGCCGGGTGGATTTGTTGAGATAATTATACCACAAATCGTGAAAAAAGAAAAGCGGCAGACCCGAAAGCCTGCCGCTTCAATGCGTTTCGTGAGAAATCGCACCCAATTAGGATTATGATATCACACATCCAGCATTTTATCAATAATTTTCAGCCTATTGCCGATTGATGTCCGACAATACGGCACACGCGCTGCAATATCAACTTGGCATAGCTGGTCAACGTACCGCAACCGGGCGATTTTCCGGTCATACCTCCCAAGCGGCGCACGTTTTATCACAGCTTTTATCTGTTCTGCATTAAGCCCTTGCAACGCTGGCGGAAAGACTACACGAGCCGCCGCCACAGGCAGCACCGAGCCAGAAAGGCTGCGGCAGTTGTCCAGCGTTGCGCACCATTACGGGGGCGTTACCGAGATGGCATGTTTTCGTGAAGCCACGAAAGCATACGCAGACCATTTTCGTGATGTTACGAAATTGCTCTTGTGCGGCGAACATTTTGTTGGTGTCAACAAAATGCTCGTATGTAGTGCTACTCATGATGTTACTCCTTGCTATCCAAAACGGTTACTGCGTACACGCGGAGGCTTTCCAGCTTTTCGATAACGGCACTATAAGTTGCTTCCGTCGCGATGTGCGCGATGCGCTCCAGCTCGTTGTTCTCTTTTGATGCAGCGATAATTTCATCCGCAGATACGCGTTTCATGGTTTCAATCAAATCGAGCAAATCTTCGATATTTACTGCGTTCATGTGTTATGCCTCCTTACTGTGTGATTTCCTCAGCGTTCGCCTTGTCCTTAGCATCCAGTGCATCGTAGTACGCCTGCGCAAGGGCTTCCACCTCTGCAATGTCGTCCTCCGTCAGCAGGCCGCTGTCCAGATGGGTGTACGCCTTGTCCAGCCAGTATGCCACGTCACGTCCTGCGGCGATCTCGCGCTTGATGGAGCGCAGGGTCAGGTCATGGCGAGCTTTGCTTTTGATTGCCATTGTCAGTCCTCCTTTAGTTCGTTGTCATGGACGCTACTGCGTCCTCAAGGTCGGTAATGCGTTTGATGGGGTCCGCCCTGCCGGTCACCGTCACGCTGTCTGCGTCGGTCAGCAGGGTGTTCACGCCGCTCAGAGCAGAGATGGGCTGTGCGCCTGTCACAGTGAAGGGCACCGGCTCTGCCAGCTTGTACGCAATTTGCACCGGGGTTCCGGCGGCGTACTGGGCGGCAAGGTAGGCTTTCCATGCATCAGCATCATCCGGGATTGTGTCGCCCCAGCGTACACGGATAGCACCCCACACAATAGCACATCCCTGCGCGGTATTGGTGTTAGCGATATCTGCATGAGGATAGTGGCTGCAAATCTCGTTGCCTTTCTGCGGCGCTGCATTGACAGCGTTCGGAATTTTTGACGATACATAGTACCAGTCGGTTTTATTGTCCAAAAACTTGCCCGATACCATCCATTTTTCCGTCCCGTCTAGCGTCACCAGTTTCCACGTCTCCTGCCCCTCTCCAGCCACTGCATCCACCGTGCCGCCGTAGATGGTGTGGGGCAGAGTGAGGGTGACGGTGTGGCCGATGTAAGGGGCGTATGGAGTGTTTGGGACAATAGATACACAGAAATTGTTCACATCTCCGCTCCATTTACAGTAGCCTCTTTCAAGTACCACTGTTTCAACAGTCTTAAATGTGACGCCGCGAAAAACAGCAGTCTTCCTCCCGTTTGGAATTTTCCCTGCCGTGCTAATTCCAAATTTCTGAACCGTTATTGCTTTCCGCTTACCATCTACTCAGTTCATGAAAAGCATAGTACCTAATTCCTCAATTTCAGCGTTTAGTGTATCGAACGAAATTTCAACATCAGCTACTATCTCGGTTGGAAGTTCGACCGCGATTAAAGACTTGTTCGGCGTAGAAATGTCAGATATTCTGCTTAAATTCGTCCCGCACCGCTCGACCGTCACGCTGTCCCTGCCCTTAATCGGGCGAACACTGTCAGGTGATGGGTCACCACTGCCTTCCTGCGTCGGCTCCCAGCTCGCCTTAACGCTCAGAGGATAACTTGACACAGGGTAACACACAACAGGGTTGCCGGTCTCAGAGATGGGCGGACAGAGCATATCCACGATGTGCTTGCTACTCCATGGGGCGGTGCCGACTGCGGTGTCATCTATGACGGCTTTTCTTGCCAGCTCGTCGCCGGTCACTTTAGCGTCTGCTGCCTTGCCGCTCTGGCTCAGGGTGGCGTCCACGGTGGCGTCTTTGCCGGGTGCGCCGCTTTTAAGTGTAAGGTTTAGCACGGGATTTTTAGCCGTGCCCGTAATTGTTGCAGACGGCGCGTCACCCTCTTCAACCGTGCCTATGGTAAGCTCAGGTGTTGCGCCTGTATCGCCCGGTTTTCCGGGGTCACCTTGCTTGCCGTCCATCACATCGACGGAGCTTGTCCCTGTCGCATCGGTGATGACGATACGATGCCCGCCAGCGATATCCTGCACGGTAACTGTGGGTGATGTGCCCGGCTCGCCCTTAAAGTTTCCGGATGCAATGCCGTCCTTGAGCTCCTGCAAGCTCTCGGCGGCCTTTGCCTGCGCGTCACCGGCAGCTTTCTCGCTGCCAGCGGCCTTGTCCGCGCTGGCGGCAGATTCTGTGGCCGCGGTCTGTGCATCGGTCTTGGCTTGCTCTGCGGCGGCGGCATCGGTGTGCACGGCATCCATCAGCTGCTGCCATGCAGGGGTGCCCGGCTCCGGCTCTGTGCCGTCCTCCGTGCCGCTGTTGACGCTGACACGATACCGCAGGTCTGCGCTGGTCACGGTCTTTGTGCCGTCGCTGCCTTCAAAGGTGATGCAGCCATTGCCGGGCTGGGCGGTCACGCTGGCGGGTACGTCCACATAGCCGTCCACCACCAACGAGGATGACGGATCTTTGCCGTCCGGCACGTGCCAGAAGCAGCGGATAGTCAGGCCCTCCCACTCGCCGGTTGCATCGACGTGCAGGCGGTACACGCCCCGGTTTTTAGTGTAGCCAAAGCGCACCAGCTGCTCATAGCCGGGCAACTTTGCCGTGCCGTTGGATGCGAGAGATACGCTTTGCTCGATCATAAATTACTCCTTGTTGATGGTGGGTTTCTTTTCTGCCAGTGCCTTTTTCATCATGCTGACGGCCTTTTCAATCACGCTGTCCAGCACTTCATCGGTGATAAAAGGCTTCAGCCAGTCCGGCAGTGCGCCGCGCAGCGCGGCAAAGACCTGTGCCTTTTTCTTTGCGCCCTGTCCGCTACCCATGATGCTGTCCTCAGCGATGGTCACGAGTTCCAGCGCCCACTGCTTGACGTACTGCTTGTAGCCCAGCCGGATGGCACCAACGGCCAGCGCGGCAAAGCCGATGAGCATCAGTACCAGTGCGATGGGTGCGGGGATAAAGTTAAACATTGCTTCCATGATTTGTTACTCCTTTCAGTAGGTAGTTGTTAATATCGGATTTGCTTTTTTGCATACCTTCGCGATTGTTGCCGGACAGCTGTGAATCCAAAAGATTTTGTACGCCAACGAGTACGAGACGCATTTCTTCATCGAGGCCGTCAAAGCGGCGCAGGTCTCTTGCAAGGGCCTGTGCGTGCTGAAGCTGTCCCTGTTCCAGCACGCCAAGTCTTTTTTCGAGCGTATCCATTCGCTTGTTCTGCGCATCGTCGGGGGCCTGTGCCTTTTTGATGTACTTGTGGATGATGTCCAGCACCTTGTCGATCGTGATGGCCGCAGCACACAGGCTGCCAAGGATGCCCAGCACCCACAGTAAAGCTTCTTTTTCGGTCATTTACCCTCCCGGAGACGGGTCAGACCCTTCTTGCTGATGATACGGGGGTAGTTGAGGGTGGTCACGTTGAGGTCTACGTTGCCCGTGATGCCCGGCACAGCACCCTTGCTGGTGTGCTGGTGAGCGTTGTACTTGAAATTTGCCTTCGGGGTCTTGCCGGTGTAGTCGGCAAGCCACACGTCCCATCGAGAGGACAGCCTCGCCATGTCCAGCTCATACTTGTAACCGGTGTAGGTGTACAGCTGGGCGTAAAAGCCCATCCGCTCCACCTGTTCCAGCGCGTAGGCGGTGAGGTTGGTGAGGTCGAGGGTGCTCATGGGCTTGAGCTCATTTTCCTCCACGTCCACCGCCACCGGAAGGGTCAGCTCCTTGCCGTAGACCGCCTGCCGCACAAGGGCAAGCTCTGCATCGGCCATCGCTTCGCTGGTGGCGTAGGTGTAGTAGTAGACGCCCACGTCCAGCCCTGCCGCTTTGGCGTTTTTGTAGTTGTCCTCAAAGGTCGGGTCGATGTACAGGCCATCTGCCCGCTTGGAGAGCTTGCGGTTGGTGCTCACCGTCTTGAGCATCGCTCCCTTGTAGCCTGCCGCTGCCACCTGCGCCCAGTCAATTGCACCCTGATAGCGGCTCACGTCGATGTACCGGTATGGCGGGTCGCCCTCCCAGCCGGTGACAGTTTCCTCAACCGGAGTCTCTCTGGGCGTTCCCGGCGCAGGGCTTTCGCTGTCCCCGCCGAAGAGCGCCTTCACCAGCCACGCCAGAAATTCCAAAAGTTTTTCCATCGCTTACTCCTCCTGTACGATCTCCTCAAAACCGCTCTTGATAAGAATTGCCTTGACCTTCTCCTTCAGCAGGCGGGGGCAGCGCTCGTACAGAGCATTTGCATCCTCCATAGTCTCAGCAGACATAATCTCCTGTGCCCACAACATTGCCATCATACGTACCATCCTTTCTAATTTTTGTGTGATTTTATGCATAAACAATCTCGCTCATTTCAAGCAAGCACTGTTTCAACATCTCGTTTTCTTTTTGCAGCGCCGCTACCGTCTCCGGCAGCTTCTCTCGGGCTTCGGCCTTTTTGCGCTCTTCTTCCTGCGCGGCCAGCTCTTCGGCGGTGTAGCGGACATACTTTTGGATTGGCACTTGTTCCACCCATTCTTCCTGTGCCGGTACGCCTGGGCGGTCAACGATCTTCTGCACGTCCTTGCCACCGTTCGGATACTCGGTCACGGTCTCCCAGTGCCACTGCTCCTCCACGCCTTCCACGGCGGGGTGCTCCACTGGCTCGGTGTCGTCCACCAGATACCCAAGCGTCAGGTCAGGGTTTTCAATGGCTGCACCGTTCTCGTCAATGATCTTCATGGTTCAAAACCTCCTTTCTCAGGCCACGCGCCGCCAGATGTGCACATAGTAGGCGGCAGGCTGCACGGTTCTGCTGCGTCCGTAAATAGGATTCGAGCGGGAAGCGTCGAAATACAAATCTTTCGGGACACTATTGGTGACAGTAGCATCAGCACCGCCATAAGGACTAAATACCCCTGTGTTATAGAAAGCGCCTGTCATTGTAGCTCCACTTTCAGAAATGAATGAATTGTAAATATTTGTTAACTTAGGCACAACAGAGCCAGTAATATTCGGCAAACCGGCTTCGACTGTGGTACCCGCTGCGTGGGCGTAGGATGCACCCATCAGCACGCGGTCCGATGCGATCTGCTCCCATGTGCCGCCAAACAAGGCGGCAGGACTGGCCGTACTGACTGTTTGAAAAATACTGCCAACGGGGTAGGCAGCCAAAGCACTGTCCGCAGAAAGTGTTCCGTCCGCATCGACCGTCAGACCGCTGCCCACCTTCACACCGCCCAGCGTGGTTGCGGTGGCAATAGGGAGCTTGATGCCTTTCAGCGCATCACCAACAGCCTTTCCGTCAGCCGGAGCGCCCTCGACGCTCAGCGTCTTGTCGGTGCTCACAATGGCCGCAGCCCTGTTCGCGCTTTCTTCGGCAGAAGCGGCAGAGCTTCCCGCGCTCTTTGCGTATGCGGACGCTGACTGTGCATCTTTGCTTGCGCTGGCTGCGGCGGTCTGGGCTGCGTTTTGGCTCTCTGCAGCTGCTGCGGCCTTTTTCGTCGCGGTGCTGGCTGCTCTGGTGGCGGTCTGAGCGGCCTGCAAAGCGGCCTGCTGCTGGTCTGTCACTTCCTCGGCGTACTGCTTGACGTACTCCATGCCCTGTGCGATGTCCTCACGGACTTCCACGCCGCGCTCAGCCTTACGAATTCCCGCAATGGCTTCGTCAAAAGTTTTATCCATAAAACACCTCCTGTCTCATTAGCCTGACATGTACCCTTTGAGCGATCGACTCAAATCGTAAGCATCTGACGCTTTGCGTGCACTCAAAGCCTGCAGGTCGCTGATGCTGGAAAACTCAGTGCCAAATGTAAACTCCTTTTTATCCGGCGAATCCAACGGCTCAACAAGCTTGGAACACAGCAACCAGGTATCTACACCATGCGGTGCAGAGAAAATGTGAGTTTGCTTTCCAATTGCAATACGGCTGACATCAATATCAGCGTCTTTCAGATCGACCGCTTTGACTGTCATGCCGTTCAGATAGCGCAGATTTTTGGCAAGTTCTTCCTCTGCCGCATCCAGCAAAGACTGCGGCGTGCTTTCGATGCCTTCAATAAAGATCACTTTTGTGATGATGCCAAAAAGCTTTTGCGCGGCCAGATCGTTTGCGGTTTCTGTGATGGTCTCACCCCAAGAAAAAACAAGCCATGTTATCTTTTTGGCACCTACCGCGATCACCCGCGTGTAGATGTCCTCTGCTTTGACGTTGTTGGTCAAATCCAGCAGGTTTGTTCCAAAAGCCACCGTCTGGCTGTTTTTATCGGTGATCGCCTGCAGATAGTCCAGATACCGGCGCGGTTTTCCGTTAGGATCCTCTGCATGGCGCAGCACCAGATATCCGCCGTACTTTTCCACCAGCTCACTCTGCAAGATGTCCCATGTAACGCCGTAGTTTTTTCCATCGCCAAAGCTGTATGTAGGTTCCTTGACATCAAACGAAAAGCGGGGATCCGTCTTGCCGTTGATAGCAAGGCTGTATTTCCCGTTTTGCTCGGTGATCTTAAAGGTCTTGGATTCAGATGCCTGCTCGACGTTATAAATGGAGTACGTGCCAAAATTCTTGTTGCAAGTACCGCAGACGATTTCGGCTTTTTTCACTTCGACCTTTGCGGCGTACGTTTTGCCCTTTACATAGGCTGCAAACAGACGCACGCGGAAATTGTTGCTTCCAATCCGTGAAATAATGCGACCTTCCGCAATGTGCTCTTCATCGATTTCCCAGCTCAGGCAGGAAGCTTTGTTGATCTCTGTTTCCTCATAGAAAATATTCGTCTTTCCATCCACGGGATCTACAATTCCCCAATGGTAAATGTAATCTCCATCATTAGAATCGTAGCTGTAACCCACCTGCACGACTTTGATGCCGTCGATATAGGGCACGATCATGGGAATGTCCATTTGCACATTGCCAGGAGTAAAAGCTTTGTATGCATCTACCATTCCGTTGTGGTTATCGCAGATCCATTCCAAAAATTGCGAAAAGCTCACATTTTTTGCAGCGTATGGCGCAATGCCGCTGTCATTCAGATACGCAAGCTCCCCTTCGCAGTAGATTTTCTGACGCATCAAAAAATCCTGCTCATGGCTCATAGGACGGCCTTGCCAGATGGAAACGCCGTCCTGTTCCACCTCTACCGTAGTGCGCAGCTTTTGCAGCGCAGAGTGTGCCACATTGCCCAGCGGCATGGTAAACTCGAAAGAGCCAGCTTTACCCACTTCGCGGGTCAGCGTGGGACTGATGAGCTTTTTCGTGTCGGTAATATCGCTGATATCGTGGATACAGACCTTAGTTTTCCATGTGTCTACATCCGTCTGCACACCAGCATAAACTTTGTAACTCATAGGCTTGCCCCCAAATACTTGATGCTGATGCTGCAGTCTGCCGATGTAGCAAAAACGAGGGTGCCCACTACGCCATCCGGCATAGTAAGCCCCTCGATATACTGCCAGTCGGTGGACTTGGCCAGAATGCCCACCTCAAAGCCATTGAGAGACACCGCGATGTTTGCGGCGGTCTCGCTGCGCTGGAAGTAGATGCCGGCCGCACGCGGTGCACCGGTGATGGACACCTCTTTGTCCTCGCCCGCCTTGAGCGGGATATTCGTGTAGTTGCGCACGATGTCCGTTTCAAAGTTGAAGTCATCCCACAGCCAGTCGTTGGTGCCGTCGTAGACGCTGCGCTTGAAGGGGTTGCAGGTGCCGGTGATGGTAAAGGCGCTGGAAAGCCGGTCGCGGGATGGTGTGACTTTCCAAAGCCCTTCCCAGTACCACGCCGGGTCTTCATCAAAGCGGCACTGTAGCCACTTGCCATGAATGGCATTGGCGATGGTGCTTTCGATGCTGGGCCACTTGCTTTTTGGCGCGTTGCACAGCAGCTCCATGGTGATGGTGCGCTTTTTATAGTGCACCTTGCCATCGTCCCATGTGGTCAGGTTCAGCAGTGAATCAGATCCGGTGACCTGCACAAGGTATTCTTCCGGTTCTGCCGCGCCGATTTTAGGGCTGCCTACCTTGAGGTACAGCCCCCAATCTGTCAGGGTGTGAAAATTGCCGATTTTTGCCCCCAGAAGCTTTGCCATTACACACCCCTCGCTTTCCGTTCCACTGTCACGCCGATGCGTGCATCTACGTTGGTCGCCATGCGGGTCGACAGCACGCCCACCAGTTCACCGGAATCCATGACCACCTGACCCTTGCCGATGTCTGGCAGATGTTCGTCCAGCATCCCCTCGATGCGTTCCAGAATGCTGGTCTGCCGGTCAACAATGGACTGCTGGCCGGTAACGCGGTACTGCAGGGCCGCACGGGTGGAGAAGGTGCCCAGGCTGTCATACATGCCGGTTTTGTCAAAGGGGCTCTGGTAGTGGCTGACAGGCTTCTGATTATTCTTCTTGTCCATCCACATGGCAAGGCCAATGCCGCCAGCGACAGCGCCAACGCCCAGGATCAGGGCAAGAATGGGATTTGCTGCAACGAAAGACACGATAGTGCCCAGTGCAGAGGTGATGCCGCCCGCCATGCCGGAAAAGCCCTGCACGATGCTGCCCAGAGTGCCGCCCACGCCGCCGGACTTTGCAAGACCGTCGATGATCTCACCAAAAGCCTTGACCGAGTTGGTCACACCGTCGATATCGGATTTTACCCCGCCGTCAGAAAAAAGCTTCTGGAAGATATCAAATGCCTTTCCGATGCCACCGCTGAAGTAGCCCTCATTGACCGCGGTCAGTGCGTCCGTAAGCCACTTAGAAATCACGTCACGCTGCCCCTGCGATACCTCGCCCCAGATAAGATTGACAAAATCCAGCCCAAGACTTGCCCAGTCGCCGTTTTTGGCATCACTAAAGGCGCTTTTTACCAGCCCGAAAATGCCCTTATCCAGCTGGCCGGAAGCCTCGCTCAGCTGCTGGTCAATGCGGCTCTGGGTACCCTTTACGCTCTTGTCGATAAGAGTAGAGGTCTCCGTCACCTTGTCTTGAACGCCGTCGATGTAGGTGATGATCTTCTCGTAGGTCTCCGCGCCGTTCTCGCCGATGCGCTGGCCGGTCTCTGTGACGTTCTTCTTGATATGCTCGCTGCCGTCCGCGTACTTTTCCACCGCCTGTTGCACCTTTGTGGTGATGCCGTCAACGGTGGTTTCAGAAATGTTGGTAAAGGTGCCCAACAGCGTTTTCGACATGTCGTCATAGGTCTTTGTGACCTTTGTGACCGTGCCGTTGACTTTGGTCTCGACCTGCTTAAAGGTCGTGGCAACACCGTTCACCATCTCCTTGCCGGTCGTGGTGGTGGTCTCGGTGATGCGGTCTTTGATCTTGCCGGAGCTGTCCTTGACCTTCTCGGTAAGGGTCTGGATGCTGGTGGTCACAGTGTCCAGCGCATTCTGTGCGGTGGTGGTAGCTGTGCTGGAGATGGACGAAATGACAGTTTCGGTGGTGGACTTGGAGCCGGAGGATCTGGATCTTTTGCCAGTGGAAGAACCAGACGGGCTGGTTGTAATGGAGCTGCCGCCGTTGCCGCTGGCTGCCGCCAGCTCCGCCTGACGCTCCGACCAGCTCTTGTTGCTGATGCCAATGCCATTTAATGCATTTTCCCGCATCCTGTTACGGTTACTCTTCCGGTTATTTGCATCCGCGTACTCTTCGTAGGTATCGAAGTCTGCTGTGGCGGCTTTTCCGAGAAAACGGTTGAGCTTGTAGCTCAGCTGATCCAGCCATGTGGTGGCTTTGCTCGCGAAGTCCTTGAGAGCGTTTTTTGCCGTGTTGATAGGCTCCGTCAGGCCGGTGATCGCGCCTGCGAGACCGATCCAGCCGTCCGTTTTGTAGGCTTCCTGCGCCTTTACGATCAGATCATTCAGATTGCCGATTACAACGCCGATGCCGCTGGATAAATCGCCGGTCAGCAATCCGGCCAGCTGGCTCACGTTGTCCTTCAGGGTAGACACTCGACCGTTCATGGTCTGGCTCTGGGTGTCCATGCTGTTGTAGTAACGCCCGCCCTCTTCAGATGCGGCCTGCAAAGCCTGCGTCAGCAGATCATAACTGATGGTCATCTTCTGCACTTCGGTGGTGGACTTGCCTGTGTAATCGGCCAGAATGCCGTATACGTCGATGCCGGCATAAGCAAACTGCTTGATATCAGCCGTTGTAGCCTTGCCGGTGTTGGCGATCTGCTGCAGGTTCTGAGACATGCGGTTCAGCTCGTCGTTGCCGCCGCCGGTCGCAGAGACCGCGTCGCCCAGTGCCATGATGGTACTGCGGGCATAGGAAGCGTTCTCGCCTGCAGAGATCAAGTATTGGTTCGCCTTTGTCAGGGACTCGACATCAAACGGGGTTTTTGCCGCATCTTCCTGGATCTGGCTCATGACCTGCTGGGCGGCTTCCGCGCTGCCCAGCATATTGGTAAAGCCAGTGGTGTATTTCTCGATTTGGGCGTTGTACTCGATGCCGGAAGAGATGAACCCCTCTGCGGCACTGAGTGCAGCAGAGCCGAGCTTCGAGAAGACGTTCGCCATGACCGTGCCCTGTGTAATGGCGTTGGCCAGAGATTTGCCGGATGCCTTATCCGTGGAGCTGGCAAAGCCGTCCATGCCGTTGTTTGCAGCTTTCAGCGCGGTCGTGGTTGCCCTGAGCTGTGCTTCTGCCTGTGCCAACATGGTCTTGAGGTTTTTGGTCTCAGAGGATGCTTTGCCGGTCTTGCCCACCGATTCGTTGTAACGTCTGGTCAGTTCCACTACGGCCTTTGCGGCCTTGCTGTACTCTCCTGACAGCGAAGAAACGGTTTTTTTCGTTTCGGATTGTACATTCTGGATGCCCTGCCGGTAGGCACTGTCGTCCAGCCCGAGGGTGGCGCTCAATTCAAAAATTTTCAGGCTTCATCACCCCCGTTCAAGCCATTTTTAATGCGTGCTATCACTTCATCAGCGGACGGCTGCGGCGGCTGTGGGCGGTTTTCCACAAGCCCGGCCACCATGTCGTACCACCGCTCTTCCGCGCCTATAAGGTGCGCCAGAGCGTCCGTCATGTACGCCTGATAGCTGAGCGTGATGCGCTCTTGCCGCAAAGTGTTCAGGCAATGCTGCAAAATGTACGGCCTGCCAAACAGCCGCAGTGCGTCCGGGCTGATGGAAGAAATCAGGCGTCTGTACCCGCCAGCACCAACGGCAGACACCAGAGCAAAAAATCCATCACATCATCGTTGTTCAGCAGTTCTTTCACCGCGCGCATCTTCTTGAACGGGCCGATTTTTTCAACCACCCCGTTTTCATCCACGTCCGGCTCATAGAGCAGCGGAAGCAGCTTTGCGGTGGCAGCGGCATTGTCGAACAGCAAGCTTTTTGCCATAGCCTGAATGTTCTTTTTTGCCTGCTCCTTCTTCTTCTGTTCCAGCTCCTCCGGCGTTTCCTCGCCGGTCAGAACCGGCAGAACCTTGCGCAGCTCCATGATCTTGGATTTTTCCAAGACCTCCTCTGCCACATCGGCGATCTGCCAGCAGTGGCGCAGAAACTCTTCATCGGACAGCTCTGTCAAAAATTTCATGCGGTGTCCTCCTTATGCTGCGGCCTTGGGGCTGTAGTACCACTCCATAGGCACGGCGTCGTCACCCATCCGGGGGCAGCCGGTCAAGGTGACGGACAGATTGCCCTTGCCCTTGTCGGTGGTCTTGAGGGACAGGCCGCCGGTGGAGAGTGCGTTCATCAGCTTGACGGCCACAAAGCCGCCGTCGATGGTATCGCCCACCCACCAGATGTCCTTGAAGTCTCCGGTGCTGGCGGTGGGATTCAGCGTCATACGGGGCGTGACTTTCTTGTCACTCACATCCGCAGCGCCCAGCGCCAGCTTGATAACGTCCGTTGTGACGTTCAGGGCGGTAAAGGCCAGCGTGCAGTCGTAGTCCTCGATCTGCATCAGCTCTGCGGTGTTTTTCTGGCAGTTGTCCACATCATCGCCAAGGTCGGTGATGTTGGGCTTGCACTCTGCCGTCACGCCGCCGGAGGTGGCGCAGATGATGTCTGCGTCCTGGATCTCGGTCGTGCCGGACGGGTCAAATTTGTTCAGCACGACACCGGCATTGATCTGCATGGACTCGAATGCTTTTGCGCTGATCTTGGTAAACTTTCTTGCCATATTGCTCCTTACTCGCAAAATTGCGTGATTTCAAAATTGAGGTATTCGCACAGATACCCTTCAGGCGGGTTGTCGAGGGGCTGTGCCCATGGGGTGCCTTTTTTCAAAAGAATAGCGCCGCCCTCACAGGAAAGCGTTATGCTGTCCTCGAGGGCTGCGCTGATCGTATCCTCGGTTTGCAGAATGGGGGCTCTGCCGCCCTTGCTGGGGTACCACAGCCGGGCGTGGAAGGATGCCGTTTCGTTCCACCCGCCGGGGATGGTGGGCTTGTAAGTCAGATAGGGCAGTGAAGCGGCAGGAGGAATGCTATCTTCCAGATAACCCGGGATGCCAAATCCGTTGAAAAACGTGTTCAGCGCCCGGTTGATGCTCTCAGACGGCCCCATTACGGCAGCACCGCCTTTTTGCACTTGACGGCCCGCAGCCCCATGCCGGATTCCGGCGGGGCTTTTCCTTCGTCCGCTGTGCTGGTGATCTGGAAGGTCTGGCCGTCGATCACCCGCTTGATGTAGTCCGGGAAAGCCAGCGGCACACCGGTGTTGACCAGCAGGGTATAGGTAGATGCTGTATCAGCCTGCTCTGCCACCTGAGCTTCCACGGTGGTGTCGTGGCGCTCCACGGCCTCAAACTCGGGGCCGTCCTGCCAGCCGGACACAAAGCCGCCCACGCCGTCCGGCTCATAGCTGCGGGTCTGAAAACGGTATTTTTGGGTAAAGCTCTGCATCACGGTGGATGCAGTGAACGAATTGACCATGTCACATCTTCCTCCACTGATTGATCTCGGATTTATAGCGGGTCTTTCCGTCTGCGGGCAAGCCGTCCGCGCCTGTAGCCATCGTGCCGGACCACCCGGCAAAGGACTGGGACACATACACGCCGCCGGCCGGGAGCGCCTTGTCGTATGCGTCGATTTTTTCAGCCAGCGCCACGAAGTCAGGTGGCACGCGCATGGGCTGCACCGTGCCGGTGAAGGTCTCGGCGGTCAGATCGCCGTCCCCGGCCTTGTGCACGCCGTCATTGAAAGTGGATCCACACACGAGGAAATACTGCCCCGGCACTACCCCGCCGGGCACGGTATCCGGCTCAAAAGCAAACTCCCCGGCAACGGGATCATCTGCCCGGTCAAAAAAATTGTGCGTGTAAACGCACAGCTCTGGGACGGTCATGCAAAGTCACCCCCTTGCAGGTTAGACCGATTCACCCGGGGTAATGGTCTGGACAGAGATGCCGTCCAGGTACTCAGCAAACAGGGTCACGCCGGTGATGGCGAAGCTCTCAGAGACGGCGGTGGTGTAGTTGCCCTGGGTGTGGAAGCCGATCAGGTTGCTGGCCTCGCCTGCGGTGGTGTACACCAGCCCAGCCTTGGCGTAGTCGCTGTCGGAGGGGTCAACGTAGTACATCACGATGTTGTCCACGGGAGTGGCAATGACCTTGCCCTTTGCGATCTCGCCGTCAGACAGCAGGAAGATGGTGTTGTAGCCCATGAAATCCTTGATGTACTGGAAGCCGTACTGGTTCTGGATGGTGATCGGGGCGGTGCCAAGGTACTCCGCCACGTCCAGGACGTTGGCAAAGCCCACAACGCCGGTGACGGTGCGGTGCATATTCTTGAACTTGTTCTCCACGCTGCCCTTTGCCATGGCCAGAGCCATCTGGAAGGTCTTGGGGGTACCCTTCAGGCTGCCGGTGTTCAGGTACTTGTAGAACTTGTCCGTGACCTTTGCGGTCAGGTCGAACAGGAACTCGTCATCGGTCTTCTGCACGGCCACATCATAGCCATAGTTCTGGATTGCCTCCAGGGAGACGGCCTTGGCGTACTTTTCGATTGTGATCTTGCCGTAGTCCTTCTCCTTGACGGTGTACTGGCTGTAGGGAATCTCCTCGCCCTCTGCCACGGTGCCGCTCTGCAGGGTGCCCTGGGCGTACTTGCTCTTCAGCACGGTGCCGGGCTGCATCCGAATGGGACGCATGATGCCCATGATCTCCCGCAGGTGCTCCCAGTTGCGCTGGAAGCGGGTGACGAAGTCGATTTCCCGGGGGTTGACGGTGATCTCGGTAGTAGTGGTCAGATTGGTCTTTGCTGCCATGTGTTAGTCCTTTCCGCCGCCTGTAAACAGGTCGGCATTTGCTGCAATGGCCGCCTGGCGCTCGCCGGCGTCCTTGATTGCAAAAATTTGGTCTTTGGTCATTTTGGAGCCGGTGTTGGTGGGCGGGGTGTCCACCTTTGCGCCGGTGGTGGTCGTAGTGCCTACGAAATCGCTCCAATCAGCTTTCAGGCTGTCGGTGTGCTTCTTGGCGTCCTTGACCTCGCCCTTATCGTCCAGCTCCAGCTTGTCGATGTCCTCGCCAGACAGCCGCACGACCCGATCAGCATACTTGTCCAGCACCCCGGCGGACTTGAGCAGCTCCCGGAACTTGGCTTCCTTGGCTGCGTGGGTGTCTTTTTGGGTCTGCTGAGCCTTGTAGTCGGTCAGCGCCTTTTCAGCGGCCTGCTTGCCGCCGTTGGCTGCATCGCGGTCTTTCTCGGCCTGTGTGCGGGCTGTTTTTTCTTCATCCAGCTGGTTTCTGAGTCCGTCCGTCTCCTTGTGCAGGGCGTCCAGAATGGCTTCGACCTTGTCATCGTTGGAGGTTTCGGGGTTCTCCAGAATCGTGCGGATGTCAGCTCTTTTGAGTGCCATGTGATAGTCCTTTCTGCCCTTGCTCGGGCTGCCATGCTTGGCAATAAGGTTTAATTTGCCGGACGTGCTGCCGGTGTGGTGCCGCCTGTGGGGCTTGAACCCACGGCCCCCGGATTAAAAGTCCGGTGCTCTGCCAACCTGAGCTAAAACGGCATAAAAAAGCGGCTGACGCTGTGCGCCAACCGCTGGATATTGAGTTTTTAGTCAAATTCGTAATTTTGAAATTTGAGGTTGTTTTTTAACGGGATGAGTGTCACATGAACATGCACGTTTGCTTCGCCAAGAACTTTATCACAAAGTTTCTGAAGTTTGATTCTTGTATCGTCAATTTCAAAGCAAAGCCGTGTATTTGCTTCCTTATCATCCTCAATTTTCAGTTCTCGGATTTCGTTGGAAATCTCAAGTTGCCGAACTTCGCAAATTTTTGCTTTGTTTTGGAGCTTGAGCTGTTCCAAATGCAAGTTTTCGCGCTCGCTTTCCAGCTCTTCGATTCTGCTCATATTTAAACCTCCTTGTTTCCTTCTTCCACTGCGATCTCTCGCAGCTCGTCAATGTGATCTTCCACCGCCGGGCGCAGGAACGGGCGGGCTTTCATGCCCCGGGTAAAGTGCCACTTGCCGTTGAAGTCCTTCCAGACCCACGGCGTTTTGCGTCCGTTTCCTTTCTCGGCAAAGATTCCCGTGCCAAGCTCAACGTAGACGCTGTAAAAGAGATTTGACCCGATGGTCACGGTCTTTTTTGCGAGGTCGAGGGCAAAGGTCAGGCTCTGCTTGAGTGCGCCGCCCACGTATCCCTCAATGCCCGTGCTGTCTGCCGTGCCAGTAGGCACAAGCAGCTGGGCGTAGTCCTGCACCTTCATGCCCCAGATAGTCAGCACCCGCTCCGCCCACGAGTCCAGCGCTTCATGCAGCTGCGGGGTGTTGTCGGTGAATTTGATGTCGTAGTTAAAGTTCACGGCTTATCCCTCGGTTCTCGCTTTTTCTTTAAGATGCGACCGCACTCAGGGCAGAAATTCAGCTGTCCGGCACGATGCGTTACCGTACCGCACACGCCTGCGCCTTTCCTGTGCGTTTTTGTGATAAGACTGACTTGAAACGTGGTGTAAAGGCCGTTCTCTCCTTTGGGGGAATTTTCCTTCCACCACGCAAGCCTCTCGCAAAATTTGCAAGGTTTCTTCTCATCCATGCTTTGCGACCTTCTTTTTTCTCTTGCTTTCAAAATAGGTTTTCGGCCAATCGGGCCGGTTCGCTACCTTTGTAGCCTTACGGGTCGCTTCGGCGAAATTTTTAGCGGTTCCGCCGGCATTGTAAAATGCCTTTGCAAGCTTCTCAAAACTTTCTGCAGAATTCATTTTTTTGCCCTCTTCCTCTTGCGCTCTTCTGCCCACCACATTTGCTCGGCTTCTGTGCCGCCCTTGGATTTATACCACTCGGTGTAATCCATGACGGGGATGGTCTCTTTGGTCACATTGTCCCGCTGCATGGCGTTCTGCCTTGGATACTTGCCCAGCGCAGAGGACAGCACACAGCGGCAGTGGTAGACCATCTCCGGCGCTGCGTTTGGGTCGCCGGGGCGCTGAATCTCGTAGCCCATGACTTTGAACGGCTCGTCAAGCTCTGCCGTCTGCTGGTCAAGCAGGCGGTGCATTTCACGGGTGCGGTAGTCGTGGGCAGAGTTCCAGCGCTTTTTGACCTCGATGCCCAAAGCCTGGGCGTTGCGCATCTGCTGCAGTGCCCCGGCGTTCTGTGCACTGGTAAGGGCTGTGATGGCGTTGCTCATGGCCCAGTGGATCTCTGTATCAGCCATGCCGTTTACGGCCTGCACGGCGATGTCGTGGACGCTCTTGCCCTGTACGATGCCCTGCATGACGTAGCGGTTAAACACCCGGGCATCATAGGTGCGGTTGCTTTCGCTCTTGATGCGCTTATTGGGCACCATGCGGGGGTTCTCCTTCAGCAGGAGCTTGACCGCTTCGGTGTTGTACAGGGTCAGCCCGAACGTCACGCCTGCGGCCTGTTCCAGCTCGTAGAAGGCCCAGTTTGCGCCAAAGGAAAAGATGTTGTATTGCTCGTCCCGAGCCAGCTTGTAGGCCGTCTCTTGGGCTGTGGTGCAGGTCTGGGTGATGCCGTCCAGCTTCTGGCGCATCAAATCTGACTGAAAGACCTGATTTTGCAGCCAGATGCGGTAATCCTCTTCGGTGATCTCGCCTGCATCCAGCTGCGCCCGTTTGTGCTCGTCCAGCGCTTTGTACTTTGCCAGAAACTCAGTCAGCTGCTCCTGCATCTCCTGGCGGGCAGTGCCGTACACCCGCAGGATACGGCGGCGCAGGCGGTTCAGTTGTCGGGTAGAGATGCGGTCACGGTCAGAAATCACGTTTCATCACCGTTGTTCTCCCCCTCGCCCACGGTCTCCCGTGCTGCGCTCTCGGCCATCAGCGCGGCCTTGGCCTGCTCCTTTTGTTCCGGGGTCAGGTTTGGCAGCAGGTCAATGGCCATGTCCTGCCCGATGATGGCGGCCTCGGAAATCACCATGCTGACCTGTTCGGCCGTGTTGGTGATCTTGCTGCGGTTGAATGCCGGCATAGCGTTGTCAAAGCCAGCCAGTGCGCAGATCTGCCGGATGAATGGCTTGACCTGCGCCTCAAAGTCGTCTGCGTTCTGGTTCAGCGGTTCATAGGCTGCATCCAGATGGTCGTTGGTGCTGTCCGCGCTGACACAATGCACATCCAGACCGCCGAAGTCCTCATACACCCGGGTGTGGAGCAGCTCCAAAAGAGCCTGCCGGGCCGTCACGGGGATCTCGGTGGTGTAGGGGGTGATCTTTCCGCCCTCGCTGGTGTCTGCACCTGCAATGTGGTACAGATTCAGCTTGACGAGAAACTCCTGCAGCTCGTCATCGGTCATGCCGTTGAAGTTTTCGCACAGCCAGTAGATCTGCGAAAAGTCCTGCAAGTCATTGCAGAAGCCGGACAGCACCAAATCGGTGTTGTCAATGTAGGCTTTCAGCCCCACAAGGGTGCTCTGGTGCAGGTCGGAGCCCCACAGCGGCACAATGGGAAGAGCGCTGTAGTTTTCGCCCTCCACGCTTTCCAGCCCGCCGCCGGGTGTGGTGACGGTCACGCTCTTGTATGCCTGCTTCGACACGGTCTCCTTCATCACATTGCCGATTTTGCTTTCCGTGTACTCAGTGAAGCCGTCCAGCTCGTACAGGATATAGTGCATATCCGTGTCAGGATTCAGCCGCCAGAAGCGCACACCTGCTTGCAAAAGGCCTGTCTTTTCATCGTACAGGGGAGCGAACTCTGTCAGCTTGAAAACCACCAAATGGTCGCTGTTCCAGAATCCGAAGCTCTCACCGTGGATCAGGGCGAAATATCCGGCCTTCTGGATCTGCTCGTCAAAGTTCTGCCCCAGCCTGTCCTTGTCCACGCCATCGTCCGCAAAGACTACGCCGTTGCCGAGGGAGTAGGTCGCCCGCTGCTTGTTGAGCCGCCGGAAAAGATTGCTCTTGACCATATCGGGGTGCAGGACATCCTGCTTTGTGTTTTTGGACAGGCGTTTCAGCATCAAAGCGTAAGCCTGCGCGAAGCGCTCAGCTCCCGGGTTTTTCTGGGCATCGTACAGGTCTGCGTCCAGCGCCATCTTGTACGGTCCGGAACTGCAGTGCTGCTGCACGAACCGCCGGATGAAATCAGGCTGTTCCCCGGCGGCTTGCGCCTGCTGAAAGGTCTGGAATGTGTATACAGTGCTCAAAATCAATTCCTCAGTTTTACAAGGCGCTTTGTGCGCACGAAATAGCGGATAGCGTCCATGCAGTGGTCGTTGACCTTCAGCACGGTGTCGTCTTTATCTGGATCCCAAGCGTACACGCCAAACTCTTCCAGCGTGTGCTTGCAGTCTTTGTAGGTCTTCAACCGCCCGGTCTGCAGCATGGTCTGCACGTCCAGAATGCCGCTCAGAACGTCGTTGTTTGCGGGGGTCTGGGTAAAGCCGTTCTTGCGCAGCTCTGTAATCAGGGGCAGGGCAGAGGGGTCAACGATGATCCTCTCCGGCTTGAGACCATTCAGCCACGCCTTGAGGTCTGTGACGTACTCGCCCACGGTCTTTTGCCGCTTCTGTTCCCGGCCGCTGTAGTAATACTCCCGGGTGACGATCCAGCAGTCTGCATCTGCCTGCTTCTGGAGCAGCAAAAAAACCGTTGCGTTCTGGGTGCCGAAGTCGCAAGCCACATAGCTGCTCTTTGGAGACAGCGCCGGAAGCACATCAACAACGTGCTTCTTGCGGTCGAACATGTCATATACAAGACCCTCGGCCACCGTCCACAGGCCCAGAATGAAACGCTGATAGAAAACACCGCTGTACTGGCTGCGGTATCTGGCCTTGATGTCCTCGGAAAGTGACAGGTTGTCGTCCATCGTGAAATGGAGATACATTATCTTGCGGGAACGGCACTTGCGCACCCATTCCAGATAAAACCAGTGCTGTGGGCTGCCTGGGTTGCAGTTGAACCAGAACTTTGACCCAGTGACAGAGCAACGGGCTGTGGCCTGATTGACGAAGCTTTGCGGCATCAGGGCCACCTCGTCGAAGAATACCCCAGCAAGGGTGATGCCCTGGATCAGGTCCTGGCTGCTCTCGTCCTTGCCGCCGAAAAAGTAAAACTCGTTGGTTCTGCCGCCCTTGCTGACGGTCATGCAGTTTTCTGCCCGATGCTCCTTGACGTTGTAACCACGGGCTGCAAGCTGCTGCTTGAGTGTGCCCAGCACGTTGCGCCGGAAGCTGGCAATGGTCTTGCCGCACATGGCAAACTGTTGGCCGCTGTAGCAGGTCATAGCCCACTGGACAAAAGAAAAGCTCATGGCAAAGGTCTTGCCCGAGCGGATAGCGCCATCGGCAATGATGCCGTTGTAACCGCTGTATGTGCTCTGCGGTGTCCACCAGCAAAGAACCATCTTTTGCCGCTGGCTGAGGGCTTTCCAGCGAAAGCCGTTACTTTTCCGCATGGTTGTCCTCTTCCTCCGGCAGCATTTCCACGTCGTCCGGCGGGCTGATACCTGCGGCAGCGCTCAGGGCCTCAAGCAGACCATCGTCGTCATGCTCCTTTGCCCTCGTTTCTTCCGGCACACCTGCCCACTTTTCAGGCCGCCGGTTTTTCAACCAGAATATCTGAGCCGTCACGTTGGCCGGCACAACGACCTGCTCTTCCGCATACTCGATGCGTTCTTCTTCAAGCCGCTTTTTTCCATCCACCATGACCTTTTTCAGTTTGATGGGCTTTTTTACGGTTACGGTGCGGGTCTTGCAGCTTTCGAACAGCTCATTCTCCACAATGTAGTCCGCAACTTCTCGGCCTTTTTTTAAAGCTTCCGATAATTCGGGAAATTTGTTTTTCCATTCGCAGAGAGTGGATACTGAAATTCCCATATTCCCGGCAATCTGCTTGTCTTTCAGGCCATCCCTTGCCCACCCACGAAGCAGCGTTAGCCCTTCCGGTTCTAACCACTGCTCGAATTTACCTTTTCGGCCAATCTTAGCTCACCTCTTTTACAAGAACGGCCTTTTCTCCCGTGAGGTCTTCCCATCGCTTCACAATGACATCAACGTACTTCGGATCATACTCCATGAGATAAGCTGTTCTTCCGTTCTGCTCGCAGGCGATCAACGTTGTCCCGCTTCCCCCAAACAGGTCAAGGACAATATTCCCGCTTTCTGTGTTGTTTTTGATTTGATAGTCAAAAAGCGCAACAGGTTTCATCGTTGGGTGCAGCTCACTCTTAACCGGTCTGTCAAAATCAAGAACGGTTGTCTGTTTTCTGTCGCTTGTCCATAGATGTCCTGCGCCATCTTTCCATCCATACAGGCAAGGCTCATGCTTCCACTGGTAATCCTGCCTCCCAAAGCATAACGTGTTTTTGTTCCAAATCAAACATTGCCTTACAGTCCATCCAACGTCTCTACATGCACCTCGGAAGTTGTACCCTTCTCCATCTGCGTGCCAAATATAGAAAACAGCGCCAGGTCTCATTACAGCGTTGGCGTTTCTGAAAGCACTGGTCAAGAACTCTCTAAATTCCTCATCTCCCATGTTGTCATTCTGTATGAGCGGGCCATCCGTTCTTTTGTGCCTTTTTACTGCCTCGCTTACATCTCGCACTGCTCCATAGTTCACGTTATACGGTGGATCTGTAAGCAACATATCGGCCTGCGCCCCCCCTATAAGGGTTTTGACGCTTTCTTCATTAGTACTGTCCCCGCACATAACGCGATGCCTGCCGCATTTCCAGATATCCCCCAGCTTCGCCTTTGGCGGCGCGGCTTCGTCAACTTCTGGTGCTTCATCCTCAGCAACCTGCGTTTCATTGGCTCCACTGTCTGGAAGGTCGAAATCAAAGTCAAAGTCGCCAAAGTCCACTTCTGCCAGTTCCTGTTCAAGTTTTCCGAAATCCCACCCAGACATTTCACCGGTCTTGTTTGCGAGGATACGGTATTTCTGCTTCTGTTCTTCGGTAAGGCCGGTGTATCGCACCACGTCGGCCATGTCCACATGGAGCTGCATCAGAGCAAGACGGCGGGTGTGTCCGCTGAGGATGACGTTGTTCTCGTCCACCTCAATGGGGTCAAGCGCGGTACACTGCCGCATACTTTCCGCGCAGGCGTTCACAGCTTCCGGGGAGATCACGCGCGGGTTGTTCTCATACGGAACAAGATCTTCGACCTGTAATTTCAGCAGTTCTTTCTGAATCATGTTATTCTCCTCCCATGCAAAAGAAAAACCGCCCGGAAAATCCGAACGGTCAAAATATCAAAATAAGCAGCGCCCGTGCATTCAGTTCGTTGGACATGCGTCAAACGGTGGGTGCTGCTGCATCTGGAACTTTCGCGGCCAGATGCCCCGCTATGCTTTGCACAGCCGTCCCCCGACTGTACATTGCATGGCGCTCTGGGCAGGCCTTGAACCTGCAACCTACGGTTTTGGAGACCATCGCTCTGCCAATTGAGCTACCAGAGTAAAAAGCCGCCCTTGGAATCGAACCAGCCGTGTCTACACACACGCGCCGCGCTCCAAACTGCGCTCAGGCGGCATATAAAAACAGCTCCGGTTCGCCGCCGGGGCTGTTGGTTGGCGCACATCCTGTCAGGAAAGCTACACCTTGGCAAGGATTCTAAGGCCTTTTCTTGGCACGGGAGGTTGCACGTGCGGCCTTGCGGGTTGTCTAGTCCATGCGCCATACGGTGCGATACGGCGGAATCGAACCGCCTCCTGTCTCTCATGAGCGGCAGGCTGCCTTTGTTTCAGTGTATCGCATAGAAGCAGCCCGCGAAACGTGAAGAGAGCAAAGCCCGGTACATTCAAACAGAAAAGGAGGAAAATGCTAAGAAGGAACACGTTTCGGAGGCTGCGTGCATCGGTTTGCCTTTTGGCTTTTCCGATGATACAATTTTACACCATGTAATAGTGAAACCGCAATGTAATGACAGTGCAATGTTTTTAAAGGCTCAGCTCCTCCATTGCTTTGCGCCGCAAGACATAGACCATGCGCAGAGAGTAATTCATATCTTTTGCGACCCTGTCCCACGTGAGGCAATCGAGATAGTACTTGTACAGCACCGTGTATGCTTTCTCGTTCTGGATCTGGGAAAGCGCGTTTCTGATCTCAAGAAACAGCCTGTCGCAGACCGCTCTTTGCTCATAAGCGCGGCGCTCCGCTTCCTCCTCACGTTCCACCGCCCGGGCAAGGCTCTGGCCATCTTTGTTGCCGCCGGGGGCCGCGCTGATGTTCTGGGTGATGTGCTGGGTGGCCTCCTGTGCTTCGGCCAAACGGTCAGACAGCAAGTAGTATCTTTTCTCTGCTTCGCGGTAGCGGTTCAGCCATGCCTTGACAGACCGGTAATCGGTTCCGTCCGGCTTTGGCGTGTCGGTTTCAGGTGTCCATGTGCGTGTCATTGTTTTCCTCCTTGCTGGCGAAAATCTCAAAAGTGACTTTTAGCTTCCTGTTTCCGATAACGCCCCACACCTTTTCGAGCTTCGTTTTGTCTGAATTCCCCATTTCAGTAATAAAATGAGTCAGAACAGCGGAAACTGCTTCGTCGGTCACATCAGACTTGCTTCTCCATAACTGCAATCCATCTTTCCGCTGCTTCATCATCGTTCCGGCATAGATGGTTCCGAATAGCCCACATCCAACATGATATTCAGCCATTTTCGTCCTCCATTTCTTCAATCCAGATCTCCACTCTGGGGTTTTGTTTGTCGTAATCCACCCGGCTGCCATCGTGGGCAGACACGATCTTGCTGTTGTCGTCCTCCAGCACGCGGGCTTTTACCAGAATGTCCGTGGTCGCCTCGATGAGGTTTGCCAGATCGACCCGGCGGGCTGTCTTCATGTAGTACACGCACCGCACGTTCACGCGGGCAGAAATGGGGCTGCGCGGCCTTTTGATTTGCCGCAAGCAGTCAGTCTCATAATCCACGTAGGCCTTGCTGGGGGCCACAAAGCGCCCGCCTGAGCGGCTTTTGAGGATGCGGGCGGAGTTTTTCTTGGTGCGCGGGTCGCCGTAGAGGGTCAGGTGCATGATGACTCCTCAGCTTTATTAAACTTCTTCTGCGTCTTAGTTCTCAACGCTTCGATACGTTCCTTGTCGTCAGTGATAATCTCATACTTGTCGCCAGACCAGCCAAGCGGAACATCTTCCGTGTATTCGATATAGATTTTTTCCGGGTGCGTAGGTGGCTCATAGGGGAACGTCACGTTTTTGCGAAAGCGGCTACTTGTAAACCATGTAAGGCCACCGTTGTCGGAATAAGCGATTGCGTCAATGTCGTGTACCTCAATCGTGTTACCTTGTGCATCAGTTGTCTTGAACACGCTTGAGCATCGTTTATTTTGGAAGCATCTTCGCCCCATTTCGTCCGACACATCAATCCATTCATCATCTTCGCCCGTCAGCGGGGTGAGTGGCTTGAAACGCAAAAGTCGCTCAAGGATAGACATTGCATATCCAGCGGTAAATCCGCTATGTCCTTGACTTGCGAAAAGTTCAACAATGTCAATGATGTTTTTGTTGATTGTGTCTTGCATTTCATCTCCATCTTTTGAGATGCGGGCGAGTTCGGACTTTGCATATTCTACGGAACTACTCATTTTTTCATCATCCCTTCCATTGCCAGCTGCTCGCACTGCTTTTCAGCTTCACGGCGCTGCTGGTCATACTCAAACAGCATATCTGCGTACTCATTGCCCACCCGGCGGATGGCCGTTTTCAGCATCTCCGTCACAAGGTCGTGGTACTTGTCCGCGCCCTTGCGGCTGTTTCTGGCAGCTTCCCGGGCTTCCCACAGGTCGGTGAGCTTGTCCCGCCTGTCGGCGGTGATCTCGCCATAGCCGTAGGCATCCTGGATCTGCTCCATGCTTTCCCAGCCTTCCAGCTCGGCAAAGGGGTCAGCTTCAGCCTTTGCCATGCTGCGGGCTTTGGTCTTTTTCTTGACGTACCGGGTCAGGCCGTCCTGCATCACGGCGCGGGCGTCGTCCATCGCCTTGCGGATGGCTTTGACTTCCCGCTCTCTTTTGAGCTGGTCCGGCTGGCTGGCCCACTCGACCATCAGTTCAGATTTGGTTTTTGGTTTCATCTGCTTACCCCCATTGCTCGGACATAGCCTTTGCAACGCCCGGAAAAGTTTTTGCCCGGTTCTTTGCGCGGTCAGTGGTAAACATCCCCTTGTGTTGCTCACCGTGCTTGTGCGAGTAGGAGCCGGACGGGCACCATGTTGCCATAGGCTCCACGATGTCTGTCGGATGCAGCGGCGGCACACCGCGCTCCCACAGCAGCGTTTTCTTGCTGTAGGGATGCCCATATTCATATGGTTGGATTGCCTGCGTAGGCTTTGGATAATCAAAAATCTTGCTGGGAGTAGGATTCTCAATCACTACTTTTTCGCAGTCTGCCGCCCAAACGGCGAGGAAAAGTGCCTTGCCGCACAGTCCCTCGTAATACCGGGAAAGATTAAGCTTGCCGCCCTTGTACAGGTGTCTTGCTCCCGCGTTGCTCGTCTTTGTGCAGGGGACAAATGCGATAATCATGTCCCAGCGAGGCACGTCATGCACGGTTCCGTCCATGGTCACGACCTGCCCCCCCCTCGATGGCCTTTAAGCAGTCACCGAGAATATGCCACTCTGGATGCCCGCCGGACGGCTCAATCAGGTCGCAGGAATAGGCTTCGTGACCTTTCGCCCGGAATGCTTTGCAGACCTCCTGCGATTCCTCACAGGCAATCAGCACTTTCATCGCTTTCTTCCTCCCATCCATCCTTCTTTGTCGAAATCGTTGCGGCTGATCCGCTCTGCCGCGTGGTGCGCGCTGGTGTAGATGCGCTGCGCTTTCAGCTGGCGCTTGTACTCGGCGTACCGTGGGCAGCTGTCGTGACAGATCGGGTGCCGGTCGGGGCAGTCTTTGCAGGGTTCAAGAATCATCACCTCTCAAGCTCCTTTCTTGTCGGCTCGCTCGCCCGCAGCCTTGCAGCTTCACGCGGGGCGGTGGTGATATCTGCCTGCGCCCGCTTCAAAAACTCGGCACGGCGGTATGTAAGGTCTGGCATTTCAGCCAGCTCTGCAAGCCCTCCCACGCTCCCGGCATAGGATTTTGCCGCCGGGGGGAGTTGGTTATACAGGGCTTGCAGTTCTTTCTGCCCGTCACTACGCAGCAGCCCGCCCTTTTCGTCAATGCCGATCACCATCGGGAACTTGTGCCAGCTCAAAAATGTCTGTGCCTTGCGTGCCGCTACAGCCAGAGCTTCCCACTCGGCAGATGGGTCCAGACACTGGGAAAGCTGCTTGAAGATGTCGGCAACCGTGACCGGATAAACACATACTCGGTTCGCCGCCAGGAAAGCCCTCTTGACAGTATCGCCGTCATAGTCGCCAAACTGGTACGTCCACACATCGATGGTGGTCTGCATTTCCTCATCGGTCAGAGGCTTGGAACCCAGCTTGTACAGCACAAAATTCATGCGGATCAGCTTTGCCACGTCTTCCCGTGTCATGTCTCAAACCCTCTTTCTCTGTCCATCTTCGCCAGCACCCGGGCAAGCTGGTCGTCTACGGTCTCGGTTGGCTGCTTGCCTCGCGGTCTGGCTTGTCGGCTTTGTTCGTTGGCTTCCACGTCCCCCGGTGTGCGCAGGCCGTCCCGCTTCCACCCGGACAATATGCCGTTGATGTAACTCCACGAGCGCTTCCCGGCTTCTGTAGCCTTGTCGATTGCCAGCAGGATCATCTCTGTGCTGTACTCCTGCCGCCACTTCTGCAGCTTGTCCAGTGCAGAGCGTGGGAAGTCCCCAACGGCCTGCTGATAATGCTGGACGATTTTGGAAAGTTCTACGTCAACGGCGGCGGGGGAGGCGCTATTATATACACCACCGTTAGGTGATATACCATTACCATTTACATTACCATTTACATTACCATTTACATTACCATTTACATTTACAGCCGGATTTGCCGCGTTTTGCTGTTTTTGCTCGTCAAAGTCGGCATTTGCCGGATTTGCCGCGTTTTGCTGACGCTTGCCGTTTGTAACTTCTGCACCTTTACGCCCTGCGGCAGCTCTCTTTTCTCGTCTTTCGTTCCATTTTTTAGAATTTGATTCCACCGCCTCGGACATAAAATCCCACGCCATTTCGAGCTTCTGGTCGTCCTCAAAATTCGGTGGATCGGGGAAATCAAGCAGCGCATCAAAAATCCTGCCTTTTTGCTCCAGAGACAATTTACGCAATGGCTTTTTCCATGATTTGTAAATGACTATGCTTTTCTGTTCTTCCTCTTTCAACCGCTTTCACCTCCTTCTTTGCACGCCCGTATAGCCGGATAGCACAGCTTGCAAGATCAGAAGGGAAGATCTTCTGCGTCTTCGTTGATGGGGTCATACTCAGCAGAAGGGACCGCTTCCGGAGCGCTGGTGCTGTGCGGCGCGTAGTCTGCAAGGCTTTCGCCGGGGTATATCTGCGCACCCTGCAGGCCTTCCGGTTCTGCTGCCGGCTTTGCAGGCTCCAGCGGCAGGCCGGGCTGCGCCATCAGGTCGATCATCTGCTGCAGCCAACGGAATGTCACCAGCCCACCGGGCTGAACATCATCCGCGTCCACGTCGTAATAGATCTTGCCGTTATACTCCCGCTCTTTCAGCTTTTGAGCAAAAACTGTGACCTGATCGCCTTTCTGCAGCATGCCGTCCCACTGGTCGATGCCGTGCCAGAGGTTCACGCCCACAAAGAAGCTCTGCCATTTGCCGGATTCATCCTGTGTGCGGCTGGCTTTCAGGTCAAACTTCAGCACCCGCTTCTGCCCGGCATCCCGGAGCACCGGGTCTTTGGCAATCTCGCCGTGCAGCATGATGCCGTTCTTGGTTTGGACGATCATGCATCATCACCGCCAAACGGATCATCGGCGTTTTCTTCTGCAGAGGGTGCATCCGGGGCAGGGATCAGGGTTCCTGCCGTCTTGCGGTGACGGTGGGAACCTGCGTAAGGATCCAGCACCGGCAGTTCTTCAGGCGGCACCTCACGAGCGGTGCTTTCGGCATCCACACGCACCTCACTCTCATCGTACAGAGCGCCAAAGGTAGACGGGAACGCTTCACGCAGGGCGTGTACCAAAGCCACCTTGCGGATCATGGTGGCCTTTTTGCCGTTCCAGAGGGATTTGCCGGTGTCATACTCGCTGAGCTTGACTTCCTCATAGCTGGCGCGGGTGCGGTCCTTGCGGTAGACCTTTGCCCAGCCGCCGAGAAGGGTCTCGCCGCCGTCTCCATCATAGACGATAGATCCCTCACGGTTCAGCAGCTGGCCATCTGCGGTCAGGACGATCACGCCGGCTTCAAAGCCGTCAAAGTTGGGGTTGCGCTCGGCCATCTGCATGTAGCAGTTCTTGCCCAGCACGATGGTGCTGGCGGTGTCGTCGTTTTTGTTATCGTAGTGGATCAGGTAGGCTTCTTTGGTGAAGGGGTTCAGGTGGTACTGCTTGCATGTCTCCAGAAAGATTTTGCATTCAGAATCGGTGGCTTTGGGGCAGATGAAGCTGCGCACGTCTCCAAAACTCACAGTGAAGTGCTGACCGTCAGCACCGGTGATCTCCACAGGAACGGACGGAGACGCGGCCTGCATAGCAGTGCTGCCTGCACGGTTGGCGTTCTGAACGGAACGGTTTGCCAGAGCCTGTGCATTGGAAACGGACGAAGTAGGCGCGGGTGCGCCGGGACGAGTAAGTGCCATAAGTAACTACCTCCAAAATTATTTGATCGAACCATAGCGGAAGCCGCGCTCTGCGGCTCCCTGCTTGAACCATGCAATGTCCTCCCGGGTGAACTCCACCCAGAAGCTGTATTTCTTGCGGACCGGAGCCTCCTGCTGTGCAGGCTCTGCGAATCTCTGAAGCATGCTGAAATCCAACCTGCCATCCGACGTGATGGCTGCATTGGCCTGCGCCGTTTGAGCCGCTTCTGTGGCAATCTGGCGTTCTTCATCGGTCGAAGGGATAATGACCGGAGCGGTGGCCTGCACCCGCTCTGCAGCCATTCTCTCGGCTTCTGCGCGGCGCTGTGCGTCCCGGGCATTCTGGCGGCGGCTATGCTCCACAAGGGCGGCGTTCAGGTTCAGTTCACGCAGATACTCCGTGGTGCAGGCTTCGGCATCCTCGCCGCAGGTCTCCCGGATGAGCCGCAGCTCCTCCCGCCGGGTCTCCACGCTCTTGCGCAGCTCCCGGCCGGCCTTTGCCAGATCATAGGTCTTGTTCAGCCACTGGGGCACAAGCAGGCGGTCAAAGGGGATAAGCTCCCGCAGCTCGCCGATGCAGTCCGCATAGACAGACCGCAGCGCGTCCTGCTTGTCCTGCCGTTCGGCTTCCTCCACCGCCTTGACCTGCTGGTCAATGGCACCGGAGACAGCCTTGCACTGGCCCTGCATCTGCTTGGCGCTCTGCAAGAACTCTTCCAACGGCTTCATGTAAAAAGCCTTTGCACTGCGGGCGGCATCGCTGAGCTGCTTGTCCAGCTTGTTCACGGCGGCGCGGTCGGCCTTGGCATCCTTGATGGTTTCCGGGGTGTAGACGCGGCCGGTGTAGGCGGCCAGCATCTCGGTCAGATTCTGCTGCACCTCGGCTTCGTTCCACCGGATCGCGGGCAGCTCCGGGTGCTCCACCCGGACGGTCAATTCTTCTTGCATAAATATTCACCTCGCATACACAACGTTCATATCGGCGTCAAACACCCTGTACAGCTGTTCGGGCTTTCTCTTTGCCAGTTCATCGGCAATCACAATTGCATCCGAAGTATCCGGAAATTGCTGCTGCGAAACAAGCGCTGACGGCTCTTGCTTCACATCGTAAATTCTCAAAAGTGCCACTTGTAAAACCTCCTGTTTTGTGCTATTTTTGTGGTGATGGGCGGCGAGACTCATCACTCTTTGGGCTTGTCCGTGTTGGCGCACGGGCAGGCTCTTCTTTTTTGCGGCGTATCGGCGGCAGACTGTCCACCTCATCACGTCGGATGCACTCTTTCTCAAAAATGTACTTGTAAGTTCGATGGCTGCCGCTGAGCCCATGGCTGACGGCAGACGCAAAGCTGTTCGCGCTCTTGTAGCCCAGCCGCCGGGCACACATCTCAGACGTGCCGGATGCCAGCAGATCGCCGGTTTTGGCATCCCAGACGGTGTACCACATGACATGATGAACAGTGTCATACATACGTGATCTCCCCAGATTCCTCTTGCAGCATCTCCCGCACGTTGTCCATTTCTTCGGCGCACATCTCCCAGACGTTTGCCCGTGCGGAGTATCCGGCCCGGATAACAATGTCGTCTGAAGCTTCGGCTTCTCGCTTGCAGCGTTCGGCAAGCCGCGTGTAGGATTTGACTTTGCCCTCAACGTACTCTTTAACCGTCATCATGCCCCGCGCTCCTGATTCTCCGGGTATTCCGGGTTACGGGCGTGGGTGCGGTTGATTTTGCCGTACTTGCGCCGCTTTGCGGCTCTCTCCCTGTCCTCTGCGGCGAAGCCCAGACGAGCCAGCAGAACAGCGGCTAAAATCAGCACCAGCGACACCGCAAACAGCGTGCCGGAGATGTATCCTGTGGTCTGCGCGGTGCCCTCTGCGCCCATAGCTGCGCCCATTCCAATGCCGCCAAAAATGACAGCCAGCCAGTAGTAGGTAGTAGATTTGAGTTTCATTCTCTCGGATCCTCCTTTGTGTAAACTTTTTCGAGCTTGTAAAAGTCCTTCACCCACGCCATAAATCCGGCGCGTGAGATCAGCGGAGCGGCGCTCTTGGTGCCAATAGACGGCACCGCCCATGCCGGGAAGCTGCCGGCCTGAATCATACCGGTAAAGATCGGCTCGCTCACCGAAATGTTGTTGTCACGCATGATCTGGCAGCACTCTGCAATTCCCATGCTCTTCTTCACTGCCGCACCCCTCCTTTTTTCCTCTCAGCTGCCGTTTCAGCTGGATGTGCTCCAATCGTTCCGGCTGCCTTGCATCCCAGCGCTGTTCAAGCCAGCGCTTTTTGTAGTGCTTCTTCACGGCTTGGCCTCCACAAACTCACCATTTTTGAGGGTATAGTAAACGTTTTCTCTGATGGCAGAACCGTCTACGCGGGCCATTTTGGCACAGATCATGTGGCCGTCATCGTCATACTCTGTCAACACGAGATAGCAGCCCAGTGTGCCGCGTGCCTTACCGCAAGCACCGTTTACAACGGCAATGCTATCTTTTCCGTCTGCTTTTGCGCTGCAACAAGCCCCAGTGGCTGCTGCCGTGCTGCAATAGCTGCTGGAACCTGCCGTGCTGTAATTGCCGCTGGAACC